TTGTTAGTGATTTGTCCATGATCTTTGTTGAAGTGACCGTTCTCCATACCACCTTCCCAGTGACTCTTGCCAACGCAGATGAATGAGTTAGTCTCGTCTAACTTGTAGTGTTGGAAAGGAGGAAAGTTGACCTTAACGTGAACCATATCGTCAACATCTTTCTTAGTGGTCTTATCTTCTAAATCGAAGAAGATATCTTCATCATCATCTTCAAAGATAAAAATATCCTTGGCTGTTTTTTTCTTGGTTGTTTTTCTAGGTTGCTTCTGTGACATTGGAACATGATCCCAAGTCATCACACGAAAGATCAAATCTGTAGTTGGAATATCTTCGGCTAATACTTTTTCGCCGGTTTCTTGAGTTAGCCTAGTTGCTCTTGTTTCTTTTGCCTGTTGAATCTGAGCCGGCTTTAGTGCATATTCTAAACTAGTTGATAGTTCGCTTTCGGGCATATCAATGATAATATCGTATCTATGATACTCTGGATCAACGAATGAACAATAACTGTTCTTACTTTTATGAATTTCTTTTAGAATGTCTTTGTTGTTTAGGTAATTAATCTTTTTTGGTTTAGCGGCCATTGTTATTCCTTTTAGAACGAACATTATACTAACACCGTTGTAAATTTACAACAGTTTAGGGTAAAAAATCACCAAATTTTCAGCGATAAATACATGTAGACTAAATTATTTATCAAGGAAAAAGTATGGCTACTTATCAGACAGGCGGTGGAACTTCAACACGGGTAGAGGCACGCTCCGTAGTTTTTACCTTATCGGGCGGGAAATCGTTTGAATATCGCTCCGGTAGCACCCCTGTAAATAGTGAGTTTGCCGCAGAAAGCCTAAGAGAACAAGTAACCCAATATATTGCACAACTCCAAGCAGCAATTGCAAATACAAGAGACCCAGCCAGACTTTCTGCACTACAAGCGACACTTAATCAATCTCAAGCCGCCCTTCCATTACTGACTCCGAATGGGGCTGTGTCTCGCCAAATTACGCAAGATAACAACGCTTCACGAACACCTATCCCGCCGGTTGTTGAGGTGCCGCCAACACCCCGCACCCCAACTCCCCCACCTGTAACAGCTCCTGCGCCAGTATCTACACCGACACCCGCACCTGCTCCGACCGCACCTCGTCCAGTCACCTCACCAACTCCGATAGTACGAGTTGACCCCAACGACTTCATTGGACCCGAACCAGTAAGAGCACCTGCACCTGCACCGGTAACAACACCAACGACTACAACTACGCCAGCCCCAACGCCAGTAACGGCTCCTCCTCCCATTGATTCAGAATTAGCAGGATCTCCGGAGTTTCAAGCACAGACACAATCGGCTCCTGCAACAGTAACCGACGAACCAATAGCGGTTACTACTCTTGGTGACGAGGCATTAGCCGCACCAATATTTGACCAAGCTGAATTAGAGGAATTTTCGGCGGAACTTGCGGTCGCTTCCCGAGAAGCAGTACTATCACAAGTTCCGTATGACGCTAGAGCAGATTGGAGAGTTAGACTTGCGCTATCAGATGATCCTAGCGTAAATTATCTTTATAAAGCGCCTAATCCCGGCATTCTTAAACCGTTAAACGCTACTAGTGGAGTAATATTCCCGTATACTCCACAGATTAATGTCACTTATTCGGCTAACTATAATCCGACTGACTTAACACACAGTAATTATAAAGTGTATCAATATTCCAATAGCTCAATTGATTCAATAAGTATTACAAGCGAATTTACAGCACAGGATGAGTATGAAGCAAATTATCTGTTAGCAGTGATTCATTTCTTTAGAAGTGCTACTAAGATGTTCTATGGACAAGATCAAAATCCAAGAAGAGGTACACCACCTCCCCTATGTTACATATATGGTATGGGTAGCTATCAATTTGCAGGTCAACCATTAGCGATATCAGGGTTTACTTATAACTTACCAAATAATGTAGACTATATACAAACATCTATGGGAGGTCGCAACCCATCAACCGCGGCTGCTACTACCCCTCCAGACAGAACTGCGGGTACTGGAGCAGCCCCAGGAGGAGTACCACCGCCTCCCCAATTCGCCCCGATTGCAGAACCCGGTACAATTTCTTGGGTACCTAGCAAAATTCAGTTAAGTATTAGTTGTGTGCCGATGATGAGTAGAAATGAAGTGTCAAATGAATTTAGTTTTGAAAAATATGCAACAGGTTCACTACTTAATGGGGTAGATACATACCGCGGAGGATTTTGGTAATGGCAATTCAATCAACATACCCGCGCACGAGTCCGTATTATAACACTCCTGTCGTTGACAACAAGTTTTTAGACATTACAACCTATAGACCTATACCATTTAACCCGCAGGACGTATTCATGACTGTCACACCGGTTTATCAGTTTAGACCTGACCTGTTAGCGTATGACTTGTACAATGATGCTAGATTATGGTGGGTATTCGCTGCCCGTAATCCTAACTTATTGGGACCAGACCCATACTTTAACATGGTAGCGGGCCTACAAATTTATATCCCCACACAAAACACACTACAGAGAGTATTGGGAATTTAATTATTATATGACGGATTATATTTTAAATGACTACTAAAACCGTAAATCTTGGCAACATTAGAGTAGTATATACGATTCACGATGACCGCGGCTTCGGCACAGGATTAGCATATGATGTGGAAGTATACACCCGAGACGGCACTTTCTTAGCTAGGGGCTACACCTATGGCAATAATGGTTCGGCGTCCGCAACAATATCCTTAGCAATATCGGAACTACAAAGAGTCAGTGCCACCCAGCCCGACGCTAATGATGCTATTTCATACCTTTCGGCAAACGGGGCAAGCGAACTCAACAGTTTGGCAGCAAGTTTGGAAGTTCCCTCGCCGCCGGCAACCCCCACAATTGATAATACCGCTGCACCAGCTAATGCCGCCCCAACCGGTACTAACACTTTGCAAGGTACAGCAAGTGATGACAGCGGAGCACAACCAACAACCCCTGCATCAGTAGCTACCGAAGCAGCTGGAACTTCTGCTGATCCGCCGCCAACACCAATCTTACCAGGCGGTGCACCAGCGCAGCCCGGAACTGAAAGAGGAGATGCAGCCGGCACTACCCCTTCACCAAACAGTGCAGGTAGCCCTCCCTATGATAATGAAACCTTTACTAGGGTAACCGAAGCACCGATCACAACCCCAGGTGGAAGGCCAGGCAGACGACTTAAAAATCCACTTGGATCATTAGCAAGTTACACTTATCAACTAAGTTTATACATGGTTACTGCATCGGCATACGAGGCATTTGTTGCTGGTGGAAGACGTAACATAAACTTATACTCAGAAGAATTAGCACCCAGTGCTACTACTCCTGAACAACGTGAGGAAGTCGCAAGTAACGGGGCATTTCTAATAGCACAAAGCGGTGGAATCGGAGGATCTGATCGCCGAGCTCCAGAATTTAAGTACGATTATTACATTGATAACCTATCATTTGAATATCAGATTGCCAATAATGGAACCGGCGCAGCAGTACCTAATATTAATTATAAATTTCAAATCATTGAACCATATGGATTCTCGTTCTTAACTCAGCTTAGACGAGCTAAAGACGCAATGGAAAATTCGGCTAAGGGTAAACCATTCCCTAGAGATCCACTAAGACAATTCTTTATATTGGGAATTAGGTTTCTTGGATGGGATCAGGCAGGAAGACAGATTCTCGGTAATGAGGTATTTGATGGGAATCCTATTGACCCTTCCGCGCCCGGCACTGGCGCGCTATTTGAAAATTTCTATGACATATCTATCAATACTATGAAGTTTAAATTAGATGGTAACGCCAGTGTGTATAATATTGATGCATCAGCAGCGAACATATCAACAACTATCAACATGCGAAAAGGTATGGTACCTCAGGGTGTAACAGTATCGGGTTCTACGGTAAGAGATTATCTTTCTGGTCCTAATGGACTTTTTACTCAACTAAACAAACAACAGCAAGACTTAGTTAATAACAACACTATCTCTAAACCCATTGTCTTTAAAATTAACTGGTTGGGAGACGCAGAGAGTATTGCAAACTCAAGTATACTTTCCGAATCTAGAACCGATAGAGCTGCCGAAACAAGTAGCACTGCGGAATCCACCACAGAAGTTAATCCAGAGACTGAAACTAGAGCAGCGCCTAATAATAACTCAGTGAATTTAGGTATTACAAATATACCTATCGTTCAGGCTATTGAGCAGATTATTTCCATGAGCAAATACCTACAAGATTCTATTGCTTTTAGTTATACCGACAGTACTGAAAACAACCCAGAAACTGCTGCTCCTGATATAGTAACAAGTCCTGATAAAAAATTTACTTGGTTTCATATTAGCCCAGAAATATCTAACGTTGATTGGGACCCAGACATAAATGATTGGTCGTATACGATTACCTACACAATTCAAACCTATCTTGTTCCGGCGATAGACAATCCTTTTGTAAACAATAATACTCCATATTATGGTCCGCATAAAAGATATGATTATTGGTACACCGGACAAAATACTCAAGTTTTAAAGTTTGAGCAAGAAATTAATACTGGTTATACAAGTATTGTTACTGCCGGTAACCCGCCCAGAATATCTGATTCTAATAATACTGCTAATGGGACTGGTGGTGCCGCAGGTGGAGCTGGCGGTACCGCAGGTGGAGCTGGTGAAACCCCGGCAGCATCACCTTCACTCACAACAACTACTACTAATACTACATCTCCTATTAATAGTGATGGTGCTGGCGGAACCCTCAGCATGGAAGCAATTAATAGTGTTAGAACAACATTATATGATCCTGCTAGCTATGTAACTGCAAAAGTTGAAATATTGGGAGATCCTGATTTTCTTATGCAGGCATCCCCTGCATTAAATGAAGCTATTGCCAATAGCAACAATAGCAGCAACACCGCCGGGTTTAATAGATTTTATCAAAACAACAACGACTTTACTATTAGTGCAAACGGCGGACATGTATTTTTTGAAATTGATTTCAAAGAAGCGGTTGACTATTCTGTAGGTGAAGTTAATGAACCATTTGCAGATGGTAAAGGAGTTACAGGTAAAGGCGGCACTTTATCAATTAATGATAGTATTAATATCATAAACTACCAAGACGGCGTTAGTGATAAAATCAACGGAGTGATATTCACTCTTAAATCAATTACTAATAATTTTAAAAACGGTTCTTTTACCCAAACCCTAGATGCATTCAATCCGTTCTTGTTCGGTGATTTAAGTAGGGTTCAAACACCGGGAGCGCAGCGTGAACCAACCGCTAATGTTGCTGCTACTACTGCTACTCCGCCGGCTACAGGTGACGGTGCAGCTACGGCTGCACCGGTCGCAAGGTCTAATCCCGGACTCCGGCAAGACCCGCCTGCTCCGGCAGCAAGACCGGCCGCTGCACCGGCACCGGCCCTTACTGCAAATACCCTTTTCAATCGCGGGCCATATGCTGATGGTTATCGCCTACCGGCTCCCCCAACAACATAAAGAGACTATGAAATATGCCAGTTGACAGTTTTAAACCCCGCGGAACGAACAAACTTAATAGACCGACCCGTGACGGCGGCGGCTCCAAAAATTACCCAATTATCGGGATAGTGAAAAACAACATTGATGCTAATCGTTCCGGAAAAATTTGGGTCGCACTACAAGATGGCAAGGGTCCCACTAATCCTAATTCACGAAGTGGCTGGACACAAGTACAGTACTTATCTTCATTTTTTGGCGTAGTACAAGCCAATGGCGGAGCAAATGATTTAGGGTCATACACAAATAATTCTAGTTCATACGGGCATTGGCAAGCCCCGCCCGACATTGGTACTGAAGTAGTATGTATTTTTATTAACGGTGATATTAACAGAGGGTTTTATATCGGGGCCATTCCCACTCCCCAAACATTGCAGATGGTTCCTGCTATCGGGGCAAGAGATGTTGTTACACTCAATGAGGGGGAAGCTTCTGGATTTGGCGGAGCCACTAGACTGCCCGTAACTAACATTAACACCAATAATACAAACGTATCGAACAGCAACGAATTTTTAGATACTGCTAGACCAGTGCATAGCTACGCTGCTAGTATCATGCAACAGCAGGGTATATTAAGAGATCCTATTCGCGGTCCCATTAGCTCAAGTGCTAGTAGAGAACCAACAAGTAGAGTTGGGTGGGGAGTTAGTACTCCTGGACGACCCATATATGAGGGCGGATATACAGACGAAACTCTACCCGACAATTTAGAACAAGGTAACGCAGAACGACTTAATGTTATTGCACGAAGAGGCGGTCACAGTATCGTTATGGATGACGGTGACATTATTGGGCGTGATCAATTAATTCGTATTCGCTCTGCACTGGGCCATCAGATTATGATGAGTGACGATGGACAAACATTATCAATCTTACACAGTAATGGACAAAGCTATATTGAATTAGGCAAAGAAGGTACTGTAGACATATTCAGTACAAATAGTATTAACATGAGAACTCAGGGTGATTTTAATATTCACGCTGACAGAAATGTTAATATACATGCTATGGAGAACTTTAATCTTCAAGCGAAAAACATTCATACTAATAGTGACGAAATAACTAAATCCAGAGCAGGCAAAGAATATTCTATCACTGCATTAAACAATTTTACTGTAAAGGCAACTGCTGCAATTGCAATGTTGGCCGGTGGTCAAGCAAGCATGGTGGCAGGTGCAGAAGCATTTGTTAACGGTGATAAAGTTAATTTGAATAGTGGTAGCCCAGCATTACTACCGCCTGATGTACCTATCATTCCTGTAACAGCCCAGACAGATACATTGTTTGATGAAGGTGTGGGTTGGGCAGCAGCACCCGCTAGACTATTATCTATCGCTTCACGAGCACCAGCACACTATCCTTGGGTCAATGCAGGTATGGGCGTTGACATAAGAAATAGTCCAAACGCTGCTGATAACTTGCCTGCTCCGTCATCGCCTCCGGTACAGCAATTAAATGCTCAAGCAGAAGCAACTAGACCCACTCCTCCCGCAGTAGCTACCGTAGCATCGGTTCCGCCTGTTCCAGCGTCTTCACCCACATTGGGTGCAGGTACAACGAACGCCGTACTTGCATCAACTGCAACAGCAGCAGCAGAAGGTCCAGCCGCCGAAGCAACTGCTGCTGGAGCAGGGGTAGTCAAGAAGCCAGGCAGTTCATTAATTTCAGGAATCAATAGTGCATTGAGGGTTGCTGCTGCTGTGGGCGGCGGCATTGCCGCAATTAGACAGCTAACGAGCGCAAGTTCTGCGGGTCAAGCACTAATAGCAGTCGGATCATTTGGGCAAAGTGCCGATCAACTGGCACGTTCTGGTGTGTTGAAGCCTGGTTCAGAAAGTCTTGTTAATGGATTAGCTAGTGCAGGAAAAACACTCACCAATACTCTTCCCGCATCAGTGTTTACTGGTAGAGCCGGAGCTGAGACAGTAGAACAATTAGCAGCAAACCCTGACGCACAAGCAACAGCAGCAGTCAACTTAATGACCACTGCTCAGCAGGAATTAACGCAAGCAGGCGTAATTAATGGTAGTGAATCAACAACTCAAACTGCCGGGCTAATAGCGGCTGCTAGTACTTTGGGCACCGATGCTGTTGTTGACGCAGTAAAGCAATCTTCTACAGCCACAGAAGCAGTGGAAACTGCGACAACTAATCTCACCGCAGCAGCCAGTGCAGTCGGTATCCCGGCAGCAGCGACCGCGGCAGCTGGAGCAAATCTAGTAAACAATGCAACGGCATCTGCCACAGCATTGGCAGGCGCTGCTGCTGGAGCAAAAAATGTTGCCGGCGCTATTGGAGCAGGTATATCAGCAGCTAAACTGGCTGATAGCTTAGGTGGATTGGGAGGAATAGCAAATTCTCTCAGGGCGCTGGAAGATGCAAACAGCGCATTAACTGGACTATTAGATTCAGTTAAGGGTATATCAGGATCTGCATTTAGTGCAGTCAAAGATGGATTTGGTAAATTAGAAGCCGGTGTACCACAAAACTTGTCAGAAATTGCTAAAGAAAAAGCTGCTAAAACCGCTGTCACTGAGAATCTTCCAGGATCGCAGCCGGCATTTGCTAAGAGCTTGTCTAGCCTAGTAACAAAAGCAGGCGATGCATTTAACAAGGCAGCTAAGTTATCCAGCGATCTTAGTAATTCAATTAATAGTGTGGTTGGTCCGGCCGGACGAGCATTATCAGGCGTCGCAGGAGCCGCTACCGGTGCTTTAGGAGCCGCTACTGGCGCCGCAGGAACTATTACTGGCGCTGCAGGAACTATTACTGGCGCTGCAGGAGCTATTACTGGAGCAGCCGGTGCTGTTACCACTGCGGCCGGTGCTGTTACTAACGCAGCAGGTGCTGTGAATAGCATCACTGGTAACGTCAGTAATCTAACTACTGCTATCGGTGAGGTCACCGGACCTCCAGGCATTGCGGCAATTACTGCTGCCCCCGCCGTACCCGGAACCACTAATATTACTACTACACTGTCTTCAATTGCTGATGTATCATCCGAAATTGGTACTCTTCCCAACACGATTGGTGTAAGCACTGTTAATAATGCGATAGTTATTTCAACTTCAGCAGACCAATTAGTAGCGGAAGGAACTGGTGCAGTCAATGCAATTAGCGATTTAGCCAATGCAGGCAACAACTTAGAAAATGCCGGGCAACAAATCACTACACTGATTGACTCAACTACAGGCAATGGTGTAGATAATTTGGCAAATAATATTAGCGGTGCAGTTGACAACATTAACAGCTTAGCAGGAGGAGCAACGTCACTTAAGAACGGCTTGTCAGGTCTAGCTAATGCTGCTAAGAAGGCACAGGGAGGCGGACTTGCTGCTAGAGCATCTGCACTGGCTAGCGGGGTAAGTAATTTGCCAGGCGGAATCAAAGCCTTCTCCAGTGTGTTAGATAAAGCAGATGAAGCTGCTAATCAGATACCAGGTACCGGTCAGTTAACAGGTCTGATGAATGATTTGCAGACGGGAGTTAAAAATGGACTTGGCAGTGCTACATCAACCCTAACTTCAGCAGGTAATGCATTGAATGCAGCTTCATCTGCATTGAATACAGCAAATAGCATAGTAGGAGCAGCAGGTGATACAACAGCGGCATTGGGTAACTTAAGTTCAGCAGCCAGCAAAGCGGGCGGACTCACTTCGGCTATTGCAAGTAAGCTTCCAATAGGACAGGTTACTCAGCTACTAACATCTGTGAGTGCTTTGGGCGCTGGCGGAGCAAGTCCTATCAGACTGCCTAGCTTGGGAGTCAACACGACAAACAGAGACGGCATTACTGCCCAAATTAGAGGAGTATTGGGTGATGCTAGAATTCCAATACCAAATCTGTTAGGAGACATTATAGGTGATGCTATTGACAGTATAGAAAAGAGGGCACGTACTTTAAGAGAAGAAAGACGCCGAATTCAAGCACAACTTGACACTGCAAAGGAAGAAGAAACCGCAGCAGGTGATGCATTCATTGTTGCATTTAATACTCTGCCAGCCGGCGACCCAAGTATTGCTGCACTAGAACAGAGGTATCAGGAAGCAACAACTAAAACTCAAAATTTAGTACGAGAACTAGCAAATGTAGGCAAACGTCCAAGAAAAGCTGCACCAGCGACAGACCCAGCTGCTGCTGGAACGCCCCCGGCCGGTACCGGAACTACTACGTAAACTAAATATTAAAAAGGATAATTTATGGCAACTTATTTAGGATTCAGTACGATAAATGCGTGTAACCCAAAAACAACGAATGCTACCTCAGGTAGTGCTGGCGGCCCGGGCGGAATCCGCGAAGGTATCTCATGGGGAAATAAATTTAGTCTCGTTGATGCCCAATTAGTAGTACAAGATTTTCTCAATGCGTTGAATATACGATTAGGTACCAAAGTGGGTCAGCCCGGATATGGTACAAGACTCTGGGACTTTATTTTTGAACCAAATACTCCAACTACACGAATTGATATTGAAAATGAAATACGACGAGTAGCCAGTCAAGACCCTAGACTTCAACTTGCAGAGCTGGTATCCTATACATACGATAACGGAATACTATTAGAAATACAGTGTGCAATACTGCCTTTCAATCAACCAATTGCTGCAAAAATTTCTTTGAACCGAGCGACACAAACAGCCACTTTACTATAAAATCTGGTTTTTTTCTATGATAAATATATTATCAATAGAGAGAAACTATGGCAACAAGTTCAAGACAATCAGCACTATTTGGCCCCAACGACTGGAAAACCATTTACCAGACGTTCAACCAAGCAGACTTCCGTAGCTATGACTACGAAACCCTACGTAAAGCATTCATTGACTACCTACAAGTAAATTATCCAGAAACATATAACGACTATGTTGAATCAAGCGAATTTGTTGCCTTGCTTGACGTTATTGCCTTTATGGGTCAAGGTCTTGCTTTCCGCAATGACTTGAATGCTCGTGAAAACTTTATTGATACCGCCGAACGCAGAGACAGTGTTGTTAAGCTTGCCAATCTTGTGAGCTATACTCCAAAAAGAAACATTGCTGGCCAGGGCTATCTAAAAGTCACGAGTATTAAAACTACTCAGAACCTAAATGATCTTAACGGATTCAATCTAAGCAATGTTCCTGTATTATGGAATGACCCTGCTAACCCCAACTGGTTAGAACAGTTCAACACGATCATCAACGCTACCTTAGTAGATACACAGAGAATCGGTAGACCTGGCAACGTTAGTGAAATCGCTGGAGTAAACACCAGCGAATATAGCATACAGATTGCCCCTAATAATCTACCTATCGTACCTTTTACAAGTTCGGTTGGTGGCATCAACATGAACTTTGAATTGTGCAGTGTGTCCAGCTTAGACAGCGAATCAATCTACGAAGTTCCTCCTGCTCCTAACGGCAGATTCAATATGTTATATCGTAATGACAAGTTAGGATTTGGTAGCCCCGAAACAGGCTTCTTCTTCTACTT